CACGGGAGTTAATACTTCAGCTACATCATCATCAAAAGCAGCGTTTGTTCCCCAATTTATATTATCTGTTGAATAAATTGCAGAAAGAGTATAAGACGTAGACGCCGGGGTATCTTCTTCCAAAGTATATAAAAAAGATGCTTGAACTGTTTGTGAACTACCTAAATCAGCATGCAAATATATAGACCCAGTAGATTCAGTCGGTGTATCCCAGGTTCCTGTATCCCAAACTGCTCCAACTTCATCCCATAAGACTGTCGTTGCAATTCTAACAGAAGATTCATAATCCCTATGTGAATCCGCATCAATAGTAACGGGACTCGAAGTTTCATCTGACAAATCCGTATCGTCTATAGCATTACTATACTCATCTCCAGCACCAAGCACAGTTTTTACATAACTCATTGCCTGATTTAAATCACCATAAAGAGTAGATATAAACATATCCGCTGTAATTGTATTGGTATATATACTTCCACCATCTATTTTTGTAGTATCAGACGGATGAACCCAACCTGTTATAACAGAGGTATCTACACCTTCAATACTAGACCCAGATTCTATTAAAACTGTTCCTTTAATTCTAAGTCCATTAGTTGAATCGTATTTGAGGTACTCGGATTCTTCCCCAATAGCTATACCATAAAGATCTGTAGTATAACCAAGAAAACCATTAAGATTTCCAAGACGTAACTTTGTACTTATTGCGTACCACGGAGAGCCATAATGTGAAAGCACAGAGAGATACGGGGCATTAGTTTCAGAAGATGTCATATAAATCCCACCATCTCCATCATTACCATAATTAACTACAGCTGAACCCTTTGTCCATATAGGATTTGAATCTGCCCCATAGTTATTACCCTTATCTCTTGCAACTGAATACGTGGGAGCATTGCTTATATTATTAACTATAAGCCATTCATCATCACCAAGTACCCCCGGTTCCCCTGTTTTTATCCTAAGAACATCATTTATACCAAACGTCTCATTTCCTTCTATAGTCAGTGTAGAATCATCATCCGCTGTCATATCAGTAGCCAGAACATCCCCACCCATTACAAGAACATTTCCACCAACTACACTAATAGTATCTTTTTGAAAAACACTTGTTCTAAATATACCTCGACAAGCTATATTACCCACCTCAAGTAAATCTGGGGAAAGAGTAAACCCCGATCCCAGGTATCCTGATACATAATTATCTGATTGTATTCTATCATTAGCTCCATCAATAACCAACGAATTTACTCTAATCCTATCATTTGCTTGATCTAAAACAATATTAGCAGAATACAATGTAGTAGCCGATAAGGTCCACCCACCTATTGTACCTGATGCAGCAGATAAAACCCCCGCAACTGTTACACTAAAAGGAGCGTCTCCAATTGCATCAGCCCCGCACCATATACCAACACCTGGTTGCATCTGAACTCTAGTTGCACCTGACCCAGCAAAAAACCCATCTGAAGTATTTATAATCTCATACAAATCTTCAATCTGAGCTATCTGTGTTTGTCCAACAAGCAAAGTAAAAAACTCATTCCAAACTTGAGTTATGTTACCTTCTTTATTAAACAATGTTGAAGCTAAAGGAGGTCTTAATAAATCTATTCCCATTTATATCACCTTTAATGTCCACATTCTTCTAGTTCAGCAAAACTACCAAGTAAAACAACCTTCACCGGAGTTTCAATAGTTGCCTCATAAACTCTATTTCTACTTTTACCAAGTCTTCTCCACCGCTGTCTTGTACTATATTTCTGATACTTACCAAGTGAAACTGCTTCACCATCACTCCAAGTATTTCCACCATCATCTGACCACTTTAAAGTAACTTGTGGGTCATACCCGTCAGCAGTTGACGCAACATCAAGCCCTACACCGGATTCAAAATCCAGCTCAACCTGATGATGTATTACATTGAATTTTTCTTTGTTTATAGTTTGTGTTCTTCTTATTCGTCTAATATTCAAAGCATTATCTGTATAAGTATTCATTGAAAGAGTATATATTTTTCCACTAGCACTATCGCCTACCAACTGAGCAGAATTAAAAACCACACCGGTAACTCCTCTAAATGCCCCTGCAACGGAACCCGTAAGACTTTGCCATTCATGCCAGTACAGCGACTCAACATCTAAAGCCCACGTTTTATCAGGAGTTGGAAAATGAATTACATAAAACTCTCGGCCTTCCAGTGTATAAGTAAATGCCAACGCATCACTGATAGTTGCATACGAAGAAATTTGATAGTTAATAGTCGGAGTAGATATAATTTCAAAACTATACCCCGTGCTCCGCATAATAGACTTTTTATTCGAGAGACAGTAAATTTTTTCATTTATTTCTACTATCGAATCTACAGCCCCGCAACCAATTGGTGTAATAGCTCCCGGTACTCGTGCAAAAGGAAATGTTGTATTACCAGAATTATAATAAACCTCTACAGACCTTTCACCAAGTAGCCATAAATTCTGTGACGTAGTACCTATCCCAACAAGATCATCTGATACTGCTTCCGCTGTAGTATATTCCAAAGCATCCCAGGTTGTACCTTCATAAAGACCTGATATATTAATTCTCCCTGTACTTCCAACAGTAACTATAAAATACCCATCAAAAAATGCACAGTCAGTAGCTGTTGGAAAATCTCCATCAGAAATATCCGTAAGTGTATCAGTTGTTACTATATGCCCAAAAGCTGTACCGTCTACAATTAAAAGTTGTGTACCATTATCAGCCATTCCAACATGCCCGGTACTTGTGGTAATAACACCAAGACTTGTCGGCGTTCCATTAGCTACTATTTGATATACAGTATTACCAACTACCGAATATAAATAGTTACCCATAACATGCATGCCTCTGACTATAGCCGTAGTTCCTGAGGTGCAAAACACAGTATTCCCCGGTGTCCCATACATAGCCACAACAGATTTAGCCTCTTCATTATCTACAACGGGGAATAAGTTAATACTCCGCTGTGCGTTAATATCTTTTGACCTACCTTCGTAGGCTCCACCGACAAAGGGAATCTCCATCTTTTACCTACCTATAAGAATCAGAATTTATACTATAACCACCAGAAGCACTTACTGGTAGAACAATTTTTACTGGTTCAACATAATTTGCTGAGTTAAGTGTTGTTAACCTATTATACGAATTCATTGCTGTTAATGCAAGTTCTCTAGATACGGTCTTACCAAACTCCGGGGCAAGCCGTACAGCAAGATTATATATAATAGGTTCTTCATACTGCGCTGGCATAGACAATGTACTAGATGTAGAGCTAAACGAACTAGTTTCTGTAAATGGTTTTAAACTAGTAATTGTAAGTGTTTCTGCTGCATCCGGCACAGGGTATAAATAAACATTTACTCTTGGAAAAGTGTACTGAGGATAAAGAGAGTGTGGTCTTCTTACAAGAGTTTTTAAACTAATCTGATTATATCTACCCTCTGAAATAATATCTACTGGATGAGACGTACCGGAGGAATCTACAATATACGCACTAAGTACCTGGTTAGGTCTTGCCGTAGATATAGTTCCTCCAGTACCCCATGTATACAAAGACGTGCTAGCAACCAAAGTAACATTCTCTCTTACTGAAGAAAAAACATTAATCTTTTCTGCTGCCCATGACCGCAACATAGATTGCAGCGCAGTCAAAGCATCGGATTGCTCGTCTGAAGTAAGCGATTCACCACTTGCAACAACACCTATTTTTCTTGCAGCTGATTTTAATATTGCGGAAACTTGCATAATTATTTATCCTTTTTTAGTCTTTCTAGTTTTTCTAGTTTTTCTAGTCTTCGGTTTCTTATCTTCAAACGCACTAAAGAAATCTTCTTCCTTTTCCTCTACTTCTTCTGGAAGATCAGCTGGAGATTCAACCCAACCCTCTTTAAATTGTTCTTCTTGTTCTATTAAAGTTTGAAATACTTTACCAGCTCTAAAGTCTTCGTGATAAAGACGCTTAGGCCAACCATTTTCTTCAAAATCTTTGATACTTAACTTTTCTCTTTCGTGTCTGATTCCCGAGTTAAGTAAATTATTTTTACTAACCATTTTTAATTCTCCATAAATTTTTCACACAAAGAAAAGTGTTCATTTGTTAATTTTTCTTCTTTATCAAGCTCGGTTAGTTTACTTACTATAAGCTTTTCTATAACCTCTCCAAACTCAATATCTTTTTGCTCAACAGTATCCTCTGACCAAGTAAGTCGATCTTCCGCTTGTTTAAAGTCTAAAATCTTATTCTCCGCCTCAGAAAATGATAACTCCTCTTGCATTACACGAATAAGTTTCAAATTTGTAAAACTCCCCTCTTTCGGTAAAATCTGACTTAAAATAATTCTTTCTCTTACATCAAGTTTCATCTTTTTAATCTCCTGTTTCCTGGGGTTAATCACGGGAAGGCTGACCAGGAATCAACCTTTCGGAGTATACTTCCTATCCCGTGAGTATAAATTATTTAACTAGCCCATGTATAATCATCATAGACTGGAATATAATGAGCAACTCCACCAACATCAATTTGCAGAGCATGAGTTGTAGCAATCGCCGGGGTATTTGTAGCGGCAAACAGGCAATGAGTGCCCTGTGAACCCGCTGCAAAATCAGCAAAATTAGCTACAGCTGTAGCTTCTGATATATCAATCATAGAAGTTAATGTAGAACCAGAGGCTTTCACCCCATTAGTCATATCTCCATACAACCATAATCCTGCATGAATCACAGTAGTATTACTTGCATGAGCATGAGCAGAAATCAACGAAGCGTTATTACCTGGAGAAGTATGTAAACCTTTAACATTCACATAAAGTCCTGTAAATTCACCACTTGAAACTGTCGCAGTACCATCAGCACCATAACATTTAACCATTAAACCTGCTGTGGTTCCTGTATAATCTTCACTGGCTTGAAGAGTTTTCTTAATAATGTTACCATTAGAAGCTCCACCAGTCAGAACATCAGCAACATCAATCATACCATTAACATCGAATTTAGTAGAGCAAGCCATTGTAACTGTAGGCTCTGTAATAGTCAAAACTGCAGCAGCACCATTTGTAATCGTAGCGCCGTTCTGTAAAGAAATATCATTTGTAGCTGCACCGGATATATTCAAACCAGTTGTAGAAGTTCCAGCAATATGAATACCAGTAGTTGTTGCACCAGTTATATGTAAACCAGTAGCAGTTGCTGCAATCGTAATACCAGCTGTAGTCTGAGCAGCTACTGTAATACCCGTCACACAATCTGCAGAAACATTAAGACCAGTTGTAGTTGCAGCTGCAGAAATTTCAATACCATCTGCACAAATACCACTAATTTTAATACCATCTGTTGCTGTACCGGCTAACGACAGCATAGTTGTACCAGTAAACGCACTGGTAACCGCTATAGCAGTAGTACCATCAGCCGCTATATTAATACCTGTTGTAAAAGCACCAGTTATTGAAACCGGTGTAGTAATAGCTCCAGTTAATGAAAGTCCCGTAGTAGCAGCTCCCATTTCCAATGTTTTAGTTGCTTCATCCCACTCAAGTGGACTATATCTTAAATTTAAACCCATTTTCTTATCTCCTATTAAGCCCTGCTTTAATTATGGTAGATGTAGCTTGTGGCTTAGTCAGCTACACCTACCAATTTACTACTATTCTCCCCAGAGTCTTACAGCAAGCTCAGGGTATAAAGTCTTAATCCCGTACAATATGTCCATCCTTATAATCTCTTCGTCGGCATCTATATCATACTGTCTTACCACTCTAATGGAAACACCGGCATCTTTATCAGTCTGTCGTGAACCCCAAACATTAGCTGGCATTTCCAGCGGCAGGGTTACAAGACAAAACGCATTAGGATGAAATACAAGGTTCTGTGCATAAGCAGTAGATTCTGTACCAACAAAAGTCATTGCATCGCCATCTACTGGAAGAGCGTCTACATTATCATAAGCAAGATTACCACTACCAGCAAATGTAATAGTTGGTGAAATTGCTAGGGTTGCCATATTACCACCACTAGAGGTAGTATTCGCTGTACAAACCCATCTATGTAGGTTACCGGTACTTACACCAGACATATTATTAACCTGATTAACTGTTGCTACAGTAAAAATATCACCAGCTGTAACAGTACTAGAGCTTGCATTCCAACCATCAGTTGAAAATGTAGTTGCTCCAGTAGCCGGTGCAGTTGCATCAACTAACGGAGTTGCACTTGTAGTAAATGCCCCAGTAGTATGGGTTTTAATGTTCTGATCCATATACAGAGACAGATTAGCAACTGTACCAAGATAACCTTTAGTATGAAGATCAAGTGCTGGTTTCGCAGCAAATGTACCTTTCAAACCATCAGCTAAAGTCCAATGTGCTGCAGGATTCAACATTGCATAACGCATTTCCTGAGGAGCAGATTCATTATCCAGAATTGTCTGACAATCACCAAGAACCTTAAAAGTTGCAGGTGTTGTACCAGGAGTTCCAGCATAATTATAAACATCAACATACAGACCACAAAGATCAGCATCTACCTGATTCGCAAGTGCCTGAGCAGCCGGGGTAATATACCTCGCACTGTACTGTTCAATATTCTGTGTAAGTTCTACAGAGCTAAATGCCCAGGAGACATGTGCCTGTGTACTTACAGTCAGAGTGGTTGAAGGCTCAGAAAGATTGGTATTAGTTCTTGACTGAGCTTTGGTTACTCTAAATTTATTAGGTTTACGTATAGTAATAGTTTCACCTACTTTTCTAAACTCATTCTTATACGAACGATAAACGTGCTGAGACATACCAAGATTATTAGTCAACTGCATTAAAGCTTCTTTTGCTATAATCGTTGGAGTCAATAATGTATTACTTGAAACCATGTTATTTTCTCCTATTTTTTACTTTCTCTCCAAGCTTTATATTCCTTCGGGGACATTTGATCAGGGTCTTTATCGACCACACCATCTGTCCTGACGGGAGATATTGGAGCTGGAGCCTTTGATTGTTTTTTGTTCGGCTTGGGCTTAGGCTTCGGTTCTACCTTCCCCAAACTTACTTCGATTTTACCAATTTCTCTAGCAGCTTTTACCAAACTGAGGTTACATATTTTTTCAGACTTTTCAGGATTACTCGCAAGATAATACAAAACATCTTCCGGGCTTTCCGTGTCTAAAAGTATACGCGTAACTTCTGAACTAATAATGAGAGTATCATCAAGTACAAGATCATCAAAGTCTGTGTACTTTTCTTTTCCTCTATCCATTGCATCATCAAGCCCATCGTACGATTCTTCTACATCTTTTTTTGTAGCTTTTTCTTCATCTTTCTTTTCTCCACCTTTTTGAATAGTTTTCAACTTCGCATCAACTTTCCATTCAGCCAAGGCTTCAATAAAATCATCTTCGTCTTCAAAATCTACTTTTAGCGGTTTACTTACATCCGGAATTTTCGCAGTTGCTTTTTGCAATTCTGCTTCTAACTTAGCAATCTTTTCTTCTTTAAGATCTCTTTCACGCTCTGCAGTACGCCACTTTTTAGTCAACTTACCAATTCGCTTTTGTACTGTTTTTGAATCGCTTTCATTTACATCAAGTTCTTCGCTGGTTTTACCAGGCTCTTCTTTTTTTTCTTTGACCGCTTTAACCCCTTCTTCGACCTTTTTTTCAGTCTTTTTTTCGTCATTCTTTTCCTCTTTTTTTACTTCACCTTCTGCAACTTTACCATCGTCTGTAAGATTGTCTCCATCAGACGAAATAGGTTCAGTTGAATCA